TTAGGGAAGTATAATAACAATGAATAATAGTATATCTATAATAAGGAGATTTACATGGCTGTTTATCGTTCAGATCAAGCCCTAGTAACATTTGGAACAGAAGCCGCAGAGGGTGGTTACCCCGAACTGGCATTCACCGGTGCTGCCGAAGGGGATATCACGGCTACAGTTTTATCTGGGGCACACGAAGCAGGATCACGGTCGATTAGAATTGACGCTGCTGATGCCCAGTTAGCAATTGGTGATTATATATGTATTGGGTACTCCATTAATTCGGATGCTGAGCCCGGAGAGTATAACTCAGAAATTCGTCGCATTGTAGCAATGGATGTTACCTCTGATGTAGACGTGCTTCATTTAGATGCCCCTACCGGATTTCACCACGTAGATAACGCTATGGTGCAATCAGTGGATGCGTCTCACGCTACCCCAATTAACCTCTCTTGGCCCGCAGCAAGAACAGGGGCTACCACAATGTACACAAATGCTATGCGTTTTGTACCGGGAATATATGACACAGTTGAAGTAGCAGATCAAACAACTACTTACAATCCGGTATATGCACTTGGTTCCACTGCAAAACGAAGCCCTACCTTTATCTATAGGGGAGAACAAGCGTTTTCTGGGGCTATATCAGGTATGACCCTTTTGAATGGGTGGCCTCTACGTTACGCAATCGGTAAGGTAACCACCACCCCTAGCCTATATGAAGACGAAGGTAGTACCGGTACCGCTGTGTATAATCATGCGACAGCGGAGATTAGCTGGCGAAAAGGGGATCAAATAATAGACCTCCCTACTGATGACGAGTCAACACCCGGTAACCCCTACGGGGCACTTGTACTGGATGGTGCCTCCGCTGCGAATAGGGATTTAATATGGATTAACCATACTGGTAAAGAAGAAGTGGTTCAAGGGTATAAAATTGCAGATGCCACTAATAAACGAATAATCTTATCTCATCCTTTACGTTTTGATCATATTTCTGGTTCTGCCGCTGCGGATATAGTTACAGTCGTAGTAATGGATGCGGCTCAAGCAGCTACCCGAAAGTACACGCATACAATTACTGAGACTGCCGACCTAGATAGTATCGCTATGAATGTCCACATGAGGGATTCTGGTGAAACTGCTGGTAATGACTTTAACAGAAGGTATTATGGAGGGCGTATAGGTACTGGGGTTATAGCAGCCGAAGAGCAAGGGTTAGTAACTACGTCTTGGGATGGTATTCAGTTTATGGGGATGGTACATAATCAAGGAAAGTCTCCCACTTGGTCAGGTTCAGGGGGTGCAGCCTACCTACCTAGACACGGTGTTATGAAGACTATTTCAGACACTGAAGCATGGGTTCCATCTGATGGAATTACGTCGGCTGCCCCTACAGGCAACACAACGCAGCCGTATTACTTCACACAAGGAAATATAAGCTTATTTGGTGTACCTATTGCTACAGTACGTAATTTCAGCCTCTCGATAAATAATAACCCTGAAGCCAGATATTACATTGGTGGGAAATCAGGTAACAGGTTCCGTGGCCCATACGAAATTGTAAATCAGCGAAGAGATTACACTATGTCTATGACAGTTGTAGAACCTACGTCACGAGCCGCTAGTGAAGCAGGGTCTTCTGAGTCAGGGTATGAGCTAGGAGGCCAAAGCATCTTCAAACAGATGCTTATGGAAGGTGATTACGGCGGGCTAACATCTTCGACCCCCGAAGGGTTGTCGTTTGAGATTCAATTCTCTAGGGACGACTTAACTACTTCTAGTACAGACTACATAAAAATTAAGCCTTCTTACAAAAGTGGATCAAGTCCATCATTCGGGCTTGGTAATCAAGGTATGTTTATTGCGTCAGCGAAGTATAGTTTGGATGGGTCAAGCCCAATCCAAGCAGATTTGGAAATCATGCTACGTAATGTAGAAATTGAGATAGTGGACACTACACCCATATATCCTTAAGGAGGATTTAATGACAGCACAGAGCAAAGCAAAGGCATCGTTCGATTGGACTAAATATCAGGTAAAAGCATCCGTTCGCGAGATAACTGTAAAAGTAGGAGAGGATGAGGATGAGCTTGTCTTAGGAGTTAAGGACTTAGGGTATGTAGCGAAGAATAAGTTAGTTTCCTCTTGTTATACTTATGTTGGTGGCACAGTAGGCTTTGATATGGATACATATATGAGAGAAACCATAAAAGCCATGGTTGTTGAAGCTCCATGGGGAGTTACAAACGATATGTTTTTAATGAGTATAGATCAACAGCTAGGTAAAGCCCTAGAAGACATTATACCATCTGCATTTGAAGCAGGGGACGCTGTTCCGCTAAAAAAAGAATAAGGCTTTTCGCAGATGGGTTAACTAATAATCTGGATGCTGGTGAAGCCTACGTATACTCACTTTGGTGGACTATATTATCTCTGCTGAAACTAGGTATACCTTGGGACGCAATACATTCTTTATCAGCAGATCAAATCGAATTAATCCTAACCTTTGAACTCATCAGTAAAGAAAAAGAAATGGCCGCGTATAATAAATAGGAGGAATCATGGCTGACACAACGATTATTGAATTTAGACAAGCCATGGCTAACATGGGTGGGGCGGATGGGTCAAGTGTAGGGAAAAGCTCAGGGGAAGCAGGAAAGAGCACAACAGAACAAGGCTCTACGGGCGAGGGAAAAAAGGAAAAAAAGAGTATCGTAGGTGGTATCGGTAAGGTGCTAACTAGTGTGTTAGGTATTCAGGTTACTTTTGCTGCTATGCTCAGGCAATCCCAAATTGCCACAGGTTTTCTAGGTGCGGTATTCCAAGTATTGGGTGCTATTCTGGACTCCTTCCTACTATCATTCGCTCCTCAGCTATTCGCTATAGTAGAACACCTATCTAAATTTATCCCTGTTGCCCGCAGGCTGGGTGAGGAATTAGCTCTTAAAGTGGGAGATTTGTGGGCAAAAATAGTTGAGTTCGTTGAGTATGTTAAACCACCACTCATGGGTGCTTGGGAGCAACTCAAAGCGGTTGTCGGTTGGTTCTCTGAGCTTGCCCCAATCTGGAAACAGATACTTGTAGCCGCATATGTCCTTCCGCGAATGCTTGCCTTCCTGAAGGTTGGGCAATATATCGGTATGGGAAAAATGATTACCGCCTCTGTAGGAAAGTTATTGGTAATGCATAGAGCAAAATCTGCCGGTGCGAAGGCAGGGGGAGGTATGGCAAAGGGAGCCATGAGCATGCTCATGATGATACCCCATGCTAAGATAATAATGATTGCTATTGCTGTTATCGCTGTAGTAGGAACCGCAATTTGGGCAATATTTAAGAACAAAGACAAGGGTGATAACGCAGAAGGCGCTATAGATATATCTGGTCAAGCAGGGAAAAGATACCTACCTTCACAAGCTAGCCAACTAGGAGGCACCTTAAATGAATCCATGAGTGGGCTTATCCAACCCTTTACGGATGCCGTGCAAACCGAACTCGTACCACCAGTAGCCGCCCTTGAGGAGGTAATGGCACAACTAAACCCCACCGCTGTTGCCGTGACTGAAGAATTTAGCAAGCTCGCTACCGCTTTGCCGGGGACAGTTCTTGACATGACTGGCTTAATTCAAACTGGTACAGACGCTACAATACAAAGGCAGATCGAATCTCAAGATGCTATTATGGCGGCTTCAAATACTTGGGTATCCGATATTGCTAAAGCAACAGGTGCCCAGATCGGTGGCTATGACCTACTTCTAACCGGAACCGACGCATCAGCTATGGCCCTACAAAAACAGGCAGAGGCCACTGATAAGGCAGCAGCACTATGGAAAACTAAAGTCTCCGAAGCGGGAGCTACTATGGTAGAAGGGGCTACACAAAGTAAAAACCAGTTTGTAGACACTACTGGAATAATGGAGACGACAGCGACCGAGATGAGCGACAGAACAAGAGCTTTCTTGGATCAGAGTTTCGCATTAGAGGCAGAAAGGGCTGTAGAACGTAGTCAAGGAGGTATGAGCTTTGATGCTTTCCTAAACCTGTTCGCCCAAGATGCCAAAGCAATGGGGGACGCTGCAATAAAGAGTAAAGAAGCTGCTATATCTCTCCAATTAGCGTCAGTTACAATGGCCCAAAACAGCGACCTCGCCCTTGCCGCAGAGAAACTAGCCCAAGAAGAAATTCGAGACGCAAGTAATGTTGCAAATGATAAAATGTTATCTTACTTGAGTTCAATGTACTAAAATAAAGAGGGGAAAATGACAGCATTAAGTGTTCTTATAGAAAACATAGACGCAAGAGATGGGGCGGAGTATTATGCTTTAAAAGCCGAGGATGTTTCTATCCAAGTCGCCAGAACCCCTCTCCAAATTCCAGTACCACAAGCATCCCCATTTATATTTGATATAGGCTCATACAGGCCATCTTTAACTATATCAGGGGTTGTGGATGATGTAGACACTAACGATAGTACCTCATTTGATGGTGGTGGTGGGGCGCAGACATATAGGGTTCCTACACAATTCGAACTCACAAAGGCTGCCACGGACTGGGTACACAGAGCAGGGAAACAGTTTGTATATGTCCTCCATTCAAATTATGACCCCGCCGCCGCCCACACAAAATTCTTTGATAAATACGAATGCGCCGTCCAGCAATATAGATGTCAACTCCAAGCAGGAGTTGAAACTAAGTGGGAATATACACTACAATTTGTAACTAGGAAACGGGCAGGCTCTGGAGCATCCGATGACTCCTCTGGAGTAGGAGCGAGGAATTCATAATGGCTGGGTTTCTTTGGTATAAAGACAGAACTTACTTATCTGACGCTGAGTGGAACCAATTCTCTGTAGGTGAGGTTGCTGACGTATCCTACACAGACGTGGTGTACAAACCTGCTGTTTTTGAAGCTACAATTCAAAATATTAGTGCAGGGGGAGGCTTAGGCCACTCACTTGTTGCCCATAACACAGCATCAACCCGTGCGCCCATAATAGTTACAAAAAGCAGTCACGGATTAAACACTACCGATAGAATTTCGGTAAGTGCTGACAGCACTGGACAAATAATACCACGAATTTATGAAGTTGAAAAAATTGATGGTAACACCTTTTACATACGGCATTTTGCGGTAAACCAATGGAGTGGGCAGAAAGAGGAAGGGAGTGAAGTAAACAGAATTCTTGGGCAGGTTGTCCCAGCTAACGGGACTCTTACCTACACCCCCACAGGTAAATATTCTATTGAATCTTCGTCAGTAGCCAACCCTGATCTTACCATGGGGCTAGAAATTATATACTGGCACATGCCTGATGAATTTAACTCTGCTGGGCCATTTGCTCATAATGGGGCATCTCCTCTAGTAGTGACTGATAACGGACACGGTTACCGCGATTTTCAAATTATTCAGGTGTTAGATGAAACCAGTGGAGCCATAGAAGATAATGCGTACCAAGTAGTAAGTAAGACTACTAATACGTATCAGTTAAGGCATGTAAAAAGCAGTGTTGCAGTAAATGGCACCGGCACCAGCCCAGCGACAACAGGGACACTAAGAACCTATGTTGATAATAATGCCACAGCTTTTCCATTATTCTATGGAACAATAACAAGCTTGGAAGAGTCGTGGAGCCCATCCTATGGTAAAATCATTAAACTTCAAGCTAAAGATCATCTACAGTTCTTCAATAACACAACAGTAAAGAAACTTCAAATAAGGTTTCGCGATGAGGGAGAACTAATTGGGGGGCCAGCCCAAGATGTGGGCGAACAATACCACATGGGGTCAGAGCTAGAAGCCCCCATTTACCTAGATGGGAAGAAGGGGTATTACAATACCGCATCTCCGCCTGTCTTCCAAGTAACAGAGACTAAGGTTAGTGACGCAATAGGCAATATGGTATCCGATTTTAATGAAGGTGCGGGGCTTATATACACTGACAACCTAAACGGGTCTATTGGCGCATCCTCAGCCATTTCAAACATAGGGCAACCGAAGTTTGAGGACTCTGGTTTCGAAATGTCCATGAACGAATTAGCATCTGGGATGTTTAAACGGGATTTAGCTGATTCAGGGCATAAAGTACTCAGGGCTATGCAGGATATGGCTATGGCAGACCGCCACGTCACAGCGGTAGGCACACACACTGGAAAGGTTTGGTCGTGTGGTGGGTCAGGAAGCCCTATAGCAGTTGCACACACTGGGCATGGACTCACTACGAGTCAACAGATTGCAGTAAAAGATAGCACATCAGCCTCAGGTATGTATGTCGCTAATGGTTACTATACAGTTGAAGTAATAAATTCAGGAGCATTCTATCTTTTAACTATGGCGGGGGAACGGGTAGTAGGGACAGCAAGTGTGTCAAGTGGCCCTACGTTGACTTGGGAAGGGGCAGAAGATGGTAACTTCGGTTACGATTTCTTCTTAGATGTAGGTATGTACGGACAGCCAAATGTTGACGGGTACAGGTTAACTGGGGACTCTGTTGACCTTCCTCCTAGACCCATGCTTAATTATTTTAAGCGTGGATACCTGCAATTCAGACCTGATGCGACTGGGTTAAACATAGTCTCCCCCACAATAGAAGACGCAGAAGAAACTGGGCAAACTAGAATTATGACAAAGAATGCCTCATGGAAAATAGGTGATGATGAAATAATATCAGATGTAGACTTAAGTACAACAGCCACTGATGAAGGGAACTCAGAACCCAGTGACCTAGGGCATAACTTACAACTCCTTAGAGTAAAGAAAATGCAGTGTTGCAATAATGTAGATGCAGTTGCAACTGCGTTAGGTCGCTTAAATCATGGAGGTCGGTGGAATGGGGAATTCCATTGGAATAGACATGATTCATTTACCCGTAAGTCTTATACCGATTCTGTAGAGAAATATGAAACAGTGGTAGGGGTTAATGATGAAGCTATGTTTTGTAAGAGTTCGGGCGATTTAACATCCCCCGGTTTTTCAGATACCTCTACGTCGAGCTGGGAAAAATCGGTATTAGGGAACGCCCTAGATTACTGGGCGGTGGATCATGCAAGTACAGCCACAGGATATACCAGTACAGGGGCTGTAGTGCCCGGAACACCTAATGATCTGGAAATACTCCGTAGAGTCCTAGTCACAGGTATGGGTGGTATTAATGTTGCTGGTGCAGTACCTTCTACTGCAACCGTTTCTGTTGGGACTATACCGGGTGGAGGCCATAGGGTATCTGGTTATGCTGGTATTAGCCAAGTACCCATGACAGGTCGCCCCCTACAAAAAGGGCCGGGAGAAGTAGCTGTGGTAGCACAGTATACGGATAATAATCCAGTAGAAGCTGATCAGGTATCACATCGGTACCCACACTACAGCACAGGTATAGTAGATTGTGATCTCATAAAATCTATTCAAAATTGTGAACTAGAAGGGTTTGATGAAGCCAACAACTTCGCTGGGTACGCCACTGTAACCGACAGCAGTGGGAGTATGTTAGTTAATCATATCACTTCGGAAGGTGGTAGTGCGAGTGCCCACTATCTACAAACAGGAGCAATGATTAAGATTACAGCAGGTGAGTCTTACGATTCTACTAATTATTGGAATAATTATAAACGAGTAGAGATGGATGGGGTCACCCCAGATATTAACGCTACCACTGGGAGAAATGCCGCAGCGTCGTTCTATCATACCAACCTCCCAAACGAGGCATACGACGGAATTACAGGTACGATACCAACAGCAGGGGCTTTAACTAAAATGGCTTACGTTGTAGGTGGAATTACAGCTTACAAACGAGTGTTTAATGTATTTGACGGGGTGTGTAGGGTGCAATACCAAGCCAGTAAGACTAGGACTGAATCCCCTACTACTGATTCCTATGTATTGATATCTGATCGGTCAAGACTAGATAAACCTTACATGGGAGTTGAGGTACATGCGATTGCAGACGAAGACCGTAAAAGCAGTACTACTTACCTTACTGGGTTAACTACAGGGAAAGCTACAATGCCAGATAGTCTTAACTACTCTGGAGGTGATCGGCTGAATATGGACACAACAGGGCTTAGAGGAGGACTTGGCAAAACAATTAATGGTGTTAATCACTATACCGCTATGCCTGTCAGGTTTAGAACAGGGGATAAAATAAGTGAGACTAGGTTCTTAATGAAGGATGAACCGTCACCAACCAGCAAACATTTATTTAAAAATACACAAGCAATAATAACTAACTCCCTAATGGAAGATAAAAAACGTGCGAAAACAAGTAAACTGACATATGCTGCTGGAAATGATTTTAATGAAATACGTCGAACAGCAGCCTCACTCCTAACACGAGCCGCTAAAGATTTAATTAGGGGGACAGTTAACATAACACGATACCCATTCATAACATTAACTGGGGTGGCTGACACAGGGAGTGGTTCACCAACAGGGGCTACATTAATACCAACTCAAAACGTCCCAGTCTATGGGGGACGACCGGGGATGCTGGTAACAAAAACCAATGGGTTAGACGGGACATTTATGGCTGGGGTTTTAGCTGAGCAGTTTGCTTCTGGGGCTATTAAAGGTACCCTCAATACTGGTAGTTGGAGCCCCGGCGATCACTATAGAATGTATATTCATCTAAGGGCAGGGCACTCTGTTCGTGTTTCTGACCCCCTTAGCTCCGTTGCGTCTAATGCTATAATAACTAAGATTGAATATAAACAAACCCCTAGTTCATCTACATCAGCACTGGAAGTTATAGGTTACCAAGACTTACCAACGGGGTCACCAGTTATGCCATTAGGCGATGTAACCAAAGCAGTTGTCGATAACAAGGGAGACCTTGCAGGGCCTATTACATTAGGTAAAGCAAGGTTAAATGAAATTACTTTCTCAGCGGGAGAACCTTAACCATGTCTACAGGTGATAATTCACATAGGAGACAACATTGGAGTACTGGGGTAGTAAGTTTTGGGGGTAAAGAGTACCCTATTGCAGCGGGGGACACATACTCAGCCGCCCCCGTAGGGATAGGGACATTCCTAGCTACAGGGCAACGGTATGTTGTCTTCTGGGAAAAAGGGCCACTCCAAAATATACTACAAACTGTTTTAGAATCAGCTTATGATAGAACACCTAAAAATAGAGTTGTTATGTTAGAGTTAACGGTACCAAGTGGTGTTGAATATGTTGAGGGAAATGACGTACAAGTTGAGAATAAGGCAGATGGTCAGGCATCAAGGTTAACGAACGACGCTTTTAGCGACACAATAGCATTTTTCGCTCGCCAAGGAACTGCGGCACTACCCTCACACTCATTCTCTACAGATACTAATACAGGTATGTACAGCAGCACAGCCGATCAGGTGCACTTTTCAGCAGGGGGTACTGAAAGACTTGAAGTCTCTAGTGCGGGGATAACAATAACGGGCACTGTTGCCGGTTCGGATGGCTCCCTTGCAGCACCTGAGTTCTCTTTTACATCTGATCCAGACACAGGTGTATACAGATCGGCTGCTGATCATTTAAGCCTGTCCGCTGGGGGACAATCCATTACTGTGTCAGAAGCTATTGTAACATCTGGTAGTGTGCATTACATGGGAATCTATCCTACAAATACGGCGGATGGAACCCTTGCGAACGGAACTACTGGGCGACCTTACGTAAACCTAGGAACTTATCCAAACACATCTTCTGGGTGGAACTCCCAACCCTTTAATGGAATAACATCCGCTTACCACGTTATGTCCTATGATGGGACAGACAGCAGCCCTTCCTTATACTGGAGTACAGACACAGGCATTAACACAGGTCTGTATAGAACAGGGGAAGATAGTATAGGGTTTACTACCGGTGGTACCTTACGAGTTAGTATGGGTAATGGGGGACTATATTTATACACAGTGAGTGTGGCAAGTGCAGTAGAAGTTAACATAAATGGTTCTTCCGGACTCATTACTAAAGTAAGCTCTTCTAGACGATATAAAGATAATATAGCAGATTTAGATATAAATACAGAGAAGGTGTTTGATCTGCGTCCGGTTTCGTTTAATTGGAAAAGTAACGGGGAATCCGATTTTGGGTTCATAGCAGAAGAAGTCCATGAGATACTGCCTGAATTAGTAGTGTATAATGAGGACAACATACCTGAAGCAGTAAAGTATAAACAGCTTTCTATTCTCATGCTAGAAGAATTAAAAACACTTAGAGAAGAGGTTAACAACCTAAAGGAGAAATTATAATGCCAGATGTAACAGTATCGTTTACGGACGCACAATGGACAAGGATTGTTGCCGCATCTTCATATGTTCTTAGGCTAGATGAGGGGGTAGTTGACGCAACTAAACTTGCTGCTAAATGGAAAACCCAAGTAACTGATCATGTAAAATCCTACGAAGAAAGTCTACTAACCGCAGACGATTTTTAAATGCGCCCCGCCCTACATGTACGGAAGGCTCGCATTAGGTATCCCTATGCCAGCATACGAGAACTTACCACCCTCCTAAACAAGAAACGGAATTATAAAGGCTTATCCTACCAACGGGTCTATCAGCTTCTAGTCGAACAGGAGCTTGAGACGACACCGCACCGTTTAAAGAACGTCAAGTATTGTAGGTATTTTGATTGTTCCACCTCCATTGTACCCACACAGACTTTTTGTGGTAGCCGACACCGGTTCCAGCACTATACAATTAAACTAAATTGTGGCTGGTGTGGGTTGCCTTTTTATAGGAAACGTGCTAGAATTATAGCAGAAAAAAGGAAAGGTGCCAAGAATGCATACTGCACCATTAAATGCTTTAGAAAAGACAAGGCAATTGAAAGCGAAAGCGATGGTGGATATGAAGATTGATGATGATTTAATTAAGCAGTGGGAACCCCAAGTACATAAAGTAGCTAGAAACGTCTCTATTATAGGTATGGACTACGCCGACATTGTTCAAGAATTACGAATTGGTGTAATGAAGGCTGCTAAAGGGTACAGAGAAGATTCAGGGGTAATATTCCATACCTATCTATACAAAACATTAATGAATACCGCAAGCACCCTGATTACAAAAGCTGCGAAGCACCATAGAGCAATGCCAATTGTTGATATGGCTGAAGAGGTTGAAGCACGACTTACAGATAATACAGATGACACATTAGATATTGAAATGGTTGACATGCTCCAGAACTTTGAGTTATCATCTATGGAGAAGAAATTCATTAAGCTTAGGATGCAAGGGTACTCCATGAAGGAATTAGGGGAATCCCTAGGTATAAAAGGGGTATACAGGCTAAATAAGCAGATAAAGCAGAAAGTAAGGGAGCAACTTGGTCAAACAAGGCAAGAAAATAAATGACTATACCAGTAAAGAACTTTTTGACTGGTTTGCTGTGTTATATCAAGCAAAGTTTGGTAGGGCATACACCTCCACGACTTTCTTTGGGCTTGAACTCAAAGCGATAAAGTCTTTACAGGTAAAATATGATACACATGAAATATTATGTGCCATAAAAACTTGTATAGATATGAATGATAGAACCGTGCACATAAAATACTTTGTCGCAGGCTTTGATTATTACAAACCCAATACTGATCGCCCAGATATATACTGGTACGTAAGTATAAGAGGGGATGAGAAAACCAAGACTCTATGGAGCAGGTATCTCATGTACGAAGCTAAGTGGTTCCCCAACCCAGAGTCAGAGAAAAAGCGCAAGAAGTTATTAAAAGAATTGGAGAAGTTTAGAAATGCCCAAACAAAGAAAGGTGAACCCTCAACGTCAGAAGTCTCCAAAATATGGAGCGAGGAAACTAAATAGTCTAATAGAAACTGCTGCCCCTAAAGACGGGTGGTTTAATGTAGTTTATCATAAAGATAAAGCTATGTTTTCCGTACACACGGGAAACGACTTTAATATCGCAAGAAAGATCGCAGAAGAAGTTGCCACCACCGGAATAACGTGCTATATTCATAACTATCACAATCGTGTTATCCACATAGTGAGGTAGGAGATATATGGCACCCAGAGATTTTAATTTTGTTGAGTCCTCAGTAATTTTCGGACTTTTAAACGTAGACAACTTCAAAAAGTTTATTCACCCCCCATCAAGTTTTTCTAGGCATAGGAAAGCATACGATTTCATCGTAGAGTATTACGATGATATGGGGGAGATGCCTAATAAAGAATTAGTTGCAAAAACTTTCCCAGACCTAGATAAAGCAGGTTCGAAAACCGATTTTAGGTACGCTATAGACCAGTTTAAAGAGATTGTACTGTACAGGGATATACTCTCTACATTCCAAAATAATGAGGATGTACTAGATACGAACCCTAGAAAAGCACTACTCCGTATACAAGAGCAGCTAGACGACTTAGACATAGCCTTAGACGATGATGTACAAGCTTATAATTCTGGGAAACTTGATAGGTTTGAGTTGTATGAAAAGAGGGCTAAGTATCGGGAACTTGGGAAAGGTCTTCTTGGAGTAGTTACCCCTTTCGATACTATTAATAGCAGTGGCATGGGGTGGCAACCCGCCGACCTAATCTCCATCTTCGCCCGACCCACAGTGGGTAAGACATGGATGTGTATAAAGATGGCCCAACTCGCTGTCCAACAAGGTAAAAGAACGTTGCTAGTTTCTACTGAAATGCCTCAGCACCAAATAGATTTACGTATGGACGTAGTTATGGGGCACTCAATGGGGTATAACTTTAGCCACAGGGCACTTCGTACCGGGGGTAAAATCAAGGAAGCGGAGTATAAAGAGTACCTAGCAAAAGCCTCCTCCAAGAACTTGCTAACCTGTGACCACATAGTAGGTCAAGATTCTATCACTATGCCAGCTATTGCTAACTTAGTACGGAAACACAAACCGGAAGTGCTGGTTATTGATGGTGTTTATTTGCTGGGTGGTTCAGGGTCTGCGTCGTGGGAGAAGAACCACAACTTGTTCTATGGGATGAAGAACCTTGCCATGAGTTCAAATATCGTGGTCATTGTCTCCACACAGGCGACACGAGATGCAGCGAACCTAAATACACCTCCTAGGGCTGACCAAGTGGCATTCGGGGATGCTTTGATACGTGCTAGTGATGTGGCTATCTCCATGTCCTTGCTAGAAGATCAACCCGGTAAAAGGGGAGTACAGTTCCAGAAATACCGTGATGGAGACTTAAGTATGGACGGGACAGTGATGCGGTGGATGGTAGACTCAGGAGATATCCAAGAGATAGAAGATGATTTCTAGAAGACCTCTAACGATAAAATCCTACGATTGGTATGAAATTTTAAAAGCGTTGCACCTAGACCCACCTATAGACGGTGGTGAGTACCAAATCATATGCCCCTTACATGATGAGCATAGACCATCATGCTCTATTAATGTTGATACAGGTAAGTGGATTTGCTTTGCTGGCTGCGGAGCAGGAGACCTACAACTACTAGTGAAGCTTATGCGAAAGACCACTGCGAGTGAAGCCCGTACTTTCGTGGAACAACACGGTATGTATAGAATCCCTACACCCTCAGACCTCTTCAAACATGTTGTAGTAGATGAGGACAAACCATTACCGGAAATACCTTTCCCCTTTGAAAAAGGACGTGTCCCAAAATGGGTGTATAAAAGAGGAATCAATAAAGAAAGTCTTATTAGATGGGAAGCAGGAGTAGACGATAAAGCAGGACTAGCTCTACCAGTAAGGGACGCAAACCAACGAATGGTAGGGTGGGTACTCAGGCAACGAGTAGCAGAGCCTAAATATCTTTATTATCCCGGCATGAAGAAGTCAAAGGTTTTGTTTGGGCAGCACCTGTTACCTGAACATGTGGATGTTTTGTACGTGGTTGAAGGGTCATTAGATGCTATAAGCCTTGATCAATATGGGTATTCCGTAGTAAGCTTATTAGGGTCAATGATATCAGCGGCGCAAGTGAATCTGCTAAGGAACATCAAAGCTGATAAGATTGTGCTAGTGCTAGATAACGATGAAGCAGGACAGAAAGGGACAAAGAAGGGTTTGACGCAGCTTAGGGAGTATGGTATCGTTAAGTATGTAAAACTTCCTAAGCACGTTAAAGATATACAAGAAGTACGAGACGCAAATGCAATCAAGGAAGTTCTAACCAATACTTATTCGTGGTGACACGAGAAGGAGATTAAATGGCAGGATTAAGTAGTATAAATAGTCGGCAACGTGAGAAGGCTAACGCACGGGGTTCAGACCGTAAAGAAATTTGGCTTCGTGATGGAGACCAAGTTTTTCTTCGCCCTGTAGCAACAGGCGAGGACGATGACCCGAATCTAGAGGAACTTTACCTTTACACCTATGAAGCAGACGGTGGGGGATGGAAGAATACTCTGGTAGACCCAGACACCCAGAAACCAATGTCAGACGATGTACCTGAGGGTAAGTCACCGTCGCATAAGTTTGCACTATGGGCTTACGTTTCGGAAGTTATCCACAACCAACAGCGGAGAGATGAGTGGGAACAGATCGTGTCGCCTAGTGGGAAGAAGGCTTATAAAGAAGAAGTCAATGATTTCAGAATTATCTGTCTTCCTTTCGGGAGAGGCAATCAGTACTGGAACATGCTAGTTGACCAGTATGATGACTGGGGTTCCCTAAACGAAGGGGTATTACGAGTGAAGCGCACGGGTGCAGGACTCGACACAGTTTACTCCCTTTCACCAGTTGCACGTAAAGTGGATGTACCAGCAGGTAAGGAAGCCGAGATAACGGAATTACAACCTATTTGGGATTACTATGTTTCTCAGTATGGCGGAAATGACTCCTCAGAAGAAACCTCAACCGAAGTAATCACAGCACCTACCTCTGAAAAGGTTGAGTACGTTCCATGGGACAACTCCCCACCTACCCCACCTACCTCAACTGACGACGACGAAGACTGGTAGGCTACCTGTATGACTAGTGTTCTCACTGAAGCACAATTCAATACCTTCCTTGCTGAAGCCCAGCAAGACGTAAACTGGGTCGTCGATGTAGAGACTAACGGACTAGATTCCTATGCAGGGAACCAACTCTGTGGTGTCGGGGTGGGGTTATACCAGTCAAATAAGACATGGTATTTTCCATTCCGACACCAACAGGGGGACAACCTCGATATGGATTTCTTAGAGCCCTTAGTGGAACTCATGAGTACTAGGAAATCTCTAATCGGGCATAACTTAAAATTTGATGCCCACTTCCTAGTAAAAGACGGACTGGACGTATCGAATCTTAGGTTGGTAGACACCTTAGTAATGTGTAGGCTTACAGAGTCCACCATGGAACGGCAACTAGGTCTGACCCACATGCTAGTAAAACGATTTGGGGAAGCATACGGAGAGTATGACTTAGAGACAAAACGTGTGTTACGTACTAATAAGTGGAACAAAGACTTCTCTTTATCCCCACACGATATATTAGGGCCATATTGCGAAACAGATGTGTCCAGCACAAACAAACTTTTCAAAGATTGTTTGAAGCGTATAAAAGATAGCAAGCAACTTAAGGTATGGCAAATACAAATCCAACTTACTAAAGTTCTGTTTAATATGGAGTGCAGGGGAATCAAAATTGATACCTCCTATGCAAAACAAGCCATCACTAAACTTGAGAACCGTAGGGCAGAAGTAGCAAAAGAAATCTACGAATTAGTCGGTTATGAGTTCAAGATTTTAAGCAGCACTAAGGCTGTGACAGACGCAATGCAAACGATGAACCTTAAACCTACTAAACTCACACCTAAAGGAAACCCCTCATGGAGTGAGGAGGCTCTTGTGGCGAGTCAGAGCGAACTAGGAGGATTGATAGCACAGTATAGGAACCTTACCAAGTTACAATCGACGTATTTGGAACCTTATGCCGATAAAGAGGTGATGCACACCATATTCAAGAATTGGGGGACTGTGACGGGGCGACTCTCATCAGCCAGCCCTAACCTCCAAAACATACCTAGAGATTTTACTGGTTTAGGGGGAGAGAACCTTTCGGAGGCTCAACGCAGCGAGTTACTTGCACGATTAGTAAAGAATAAATTTGCGTCTACTACAGGTTGGTCACCGGAAGCGTTACAGTCATGGGCATTCTTAGAGGGAGATAAAGCTGATGATGAGACACAGGTAACTGCTCGTCGTATTGTCATCCCACGTAAAAACTATAACATGGTAGCTTTTGATTATTCCCAAATGGAAGTACGAGTGTTCTTGTTGTACGTCGGGCAGCCTGAGATGATTGCTATGATGGAGAAAGGTGGAATAGACTTCCACTCAGAGACAGCTAAGATCGCATTCAACATTAAAGAAGATCACCCAGAGTGGGAATTCTACCGTCAAGCCGCTAAGAGTATAACATTCGGCGTTATTTATGGTATCGGTAAGGATAAGTTAGCCCATGAGATGGGGGTTTCATCCCCCGAAGCCGCACGGTACAAGAAACAGTATTTTGAGAACATGAAGGGGTCGAGAGAGTTCTTTAATAAAGTTGTAGGCACTATCCAAACTCGTGGGTGGGTGAGAAATAAGTACGGACGTATATACCGTATCACTAATAAAGAGTGGGGATACAAAGCAGTAAACTATTTGGTACAGGGAACCAGTGCAGAGATTTTATCAGAACGAATGATAGAAGTTGATAAATTCTTGAGTGAGTACAAGAGCAACCTACTTGTACAAATTCATGATGAGATCATAGTCGAAATTCATGAAGATGAAATGTATTTGATCCCTACAGTACAAAGACTCCTTATGGATAACAGTTTAGGTATGCATCTGGAAGTTGACACAGAGTTGTGTAACCCTTCATGGGCAACTAAAACCAAGCTAAGTGCGGGACTGGGGGAAGTACCCATCCGTGTAGCTGAAACAATAGATATGCGATAAAATAGAAAGGAACTAATTATGGACAACGTGATTACTGAGGCTGCGAAACAGCAAGCGAACCAGTTGGGGAATACAGGGGATACGGTTGGGAACATACTTATGACCCTCATAGGTGCGGTAGAGGAACTAGAAAACCGAATAAACAACATCAAACAGTGTATCTGTGAAGATATCTGTGTAAAACCTGAGAAAGTTGTAGAACCTAAGAAAGTTTCTAAGACTACAAAAAGGAGTAAGTAATGGCGTTAGTATCACAAGAAGTTTCAATTACATTGAACTTAGGTAACTATAACTCCGCAAAGATAAGCGTGGGTATACACGACCTAGACACAGAAAAGGATATAGAGGAACAGATTGTAGAGTGCCGCCCTGTGATTGATCGGGTATTTACAGGGTTACTAAGGGTCGCTGACAAGCAGCTAGAGGAAATTCAGGAGAAGGCAAATGGATAGAGATACTACCAGATTACCAAACGAGCTACCAAGAGCAAACGTACTGGAAGCTGTTTTAGCTGAGAGGGAACGTCAAGACGCTAAGTGGGGCGACCAGACCCAAAACTCAGATGAGCATTGGACAGTCATCCTAACTGAAGAAGTAGGTGAGGTGGCTAGAGAGGTATACGAAAAGCGAAGTGCTGGAATGTTTGAAGAAGTTATTCAGTGTGCAGCAGTTTGCGTTGCGTGGGCAGAAGCCTACCTTAATAGAGGGGCATTAAAAAATGGCTAAAGCAAAAACTGTGTCTTTATCTATGGAAGATAAAATGGAACTTATGATGAACCACAAAAAGTTTGACTTTAAGCGTGGTGATGATGAAGGGCTTAGGATTGAAAAAATACCCACTGGAATCCCAAATTTAGACACGTTAATTGGTGGGGGCATTCCGAAGAAAGCACTCACAGAGTTAGTGGGGGAGTCAGGGTCAGGTAAATCTTATATGGCAGGACAAATAGCCAGAAAGGTTCTTGAGCGTGGTGGGGTAGGAGCATGGGTAGACACAGAGTTTGCAGTGAACCCCGGATGGATGGAAAGATGTGGCGTTCCTATGGACAAAATAGGTGTCTTACAGCCTTACAATGGTGAAGAGGCAATAGACGCTACCAGAGAGTGCCTCCAAGCAGGTATGGATATCGTAGTACTGGATAGCCTTGCAGGACTAATGCCAAAGGATAACCTAGATAACGATGCCTCTTATACCCCTATGGCTTGGCAGTCACGGTTCCTAAATCAATCTATCCCCAAACTTATAAACGATTTACGTCATGGCTCCATTCTCATTGTTGTAAATCAACTTAGGGATGATTTAGGGGCAAACAAGTATGAAGTAAACCTAAACGTCCCCGGAGGGAGAGCGCAGGTATTCTTTGCCCACATCTTCTTAGAGTTGCGTCGTGGAGCGTGGATAAAAGATAAAGAGGATAATAGGTTAGGCTTTGATATGGGTATCCGAATGCGAAAGGGACGGTTTAGCGAAGAACAATGGGGAAAGACTAGCATACCATTTAAAGTAGCGGGTGGAGTCGATCTCATTGAAACGTTTATGCGTGAAGGTATAGCCCAAGGTAAAATAAAGCAAGCTGGAGCATGGTATACGTATCGAGATGAGAAAGTAATGGGTTCACAGGGTTTACATGATCTACTAGAGTCAACTCCAACTTTATATCAGCAGTTGAAAGAAGATATCGGGGAAGATGCCGCATAAAGATTTCACTCCGCAAGAAGAACTAACAGCGGACATACTAACAGAGTATGGAATACGGTTCATTCAGCAATGGAGTGTCCCATCTACAAACTATACAGCGGACTTCTATATACCAGAACTTAACATGGTGTTAGAATGTGATGGTGCTATAGGACACCTACGTAAAGCAGATGCGAAACGAACAGAAGTGATCTTACAGAAAGCCACAGACGAAGTTAAACAGGTAGCTAGAGTGGATGCAATGACAAAGAGTAAGTTAAAGGAGCAGGTATGGCAAGTATTAACAGTATCAGATCAGGACAGCCAGAGCGAAAATCACAAATAGACTCATGGTTTAACTCAGAGTTAGAAGATGCTTGTGCTTCGTGGGCATTCGGTTCTGTAGAAGGGCATTTTAATGCCTCTTCGTTTGGGAACCCATGTGATAGAGTACACTGGGCAAGCTTTCGTGGTAAACTCCCTAAGAAAAAGCTAACTGGGAAGTTTTCCAGATTGCTACAGCATGGCGGGACATTTGAAGATCGAATGGAAAAGTACTTAATGAAGATGGGTATTCTAAAGGCTCGTGAAGTACCAGTCTCCTTTACTGATGGTGCATTCAGAATCACCGGAAGAATCGACTTCCTTGTAAACCATATAAATTTAGGGCTAACCATTTTAGAGTTGAAAACAATTAACTCCAAAGGCTTTAAGGCTTTGAAAGGTAACCCTAAGGAAGAACATATATTTCAAGTGCAGATGTACTTAGAAACTCGAAATCTAGATGTAGGGCTTATCGCATATGAAAATAAAGACGACCAAGATGTACAAACATTTAGGGTAAAGAGGGATAAAGAGTATTGGCAAACACAGGTAGAGAGGGGTCACAACATAATAAGTATGGATACCCCACCTGAAAAATGTACCTCTAAGTACCCTAGGTACTGCGACTGTCAGAGAGTAAACTGGGATTAGGAGGAATTATGCCTAAAATGGAACATAGGTGGTCAGCAAGTGAACCCCTAAAGAAAGCAAATGAATTTATAGCAGCTTTAGATATACCTGTAATAGGTAAACCTGTACTGCAAGACCCTACCGACCCTGTATCAGATACATATTACCCAGATGCGATAAATGATATGGACAAAAGCTCCTTAGAGAGACTAGTATGGCAATTTTCGGCTTATAAAGCTTACCTAGAATATCAGGTAGGTATTTTACGAGCTAAAACCAAAGCTATTGATACATCTATTGACGGGGTAATGAGCGTAGAGTTGGCTTCACTTATTAGGGAGTACAAGATAACAAAGGTAAAGGCTCCTACTAAGGAAGGCTTAAAAGCAGAGATAATTGCTAACAGCGAAGATGTGCAAAAAAAGATGCAAATCCAGATGGAAACACAGGCTTTTCTAAGTAGGACAGAAAGCTTGTACAATGCTTACTCTCATCTATACGATGGAGTCAGCAGAGTCATTACTGTGCGTCGAGATTTAATATAAACCGTTCTCAGAGGGGGATACAAATATGTACTTAGGGTTAGACTGCTCATCAAAGGCTGTACACGCTGTGCTCTTATCTGAGGACGGCTCATTAGTGCGTATGGAAAAATTCGCACCCAAAGTAGAGGATTTTGATCAGCGGGTTTTTGCAATGACAGACAGTTTATATAAGTTTGCTAGTATAATAAAGGTAACCACAGCGGCTATTGAAGCTGCCATCTTTATACAGAACCCAAGGACTACCATGCAGATTTCGTCTGTTGTAGCATGTGCAAAGTACGCACTTTATAGGGCTAGTATTTCGGTAGTCCCGGTGGACAACAGGAGTTGGAAAAAAGTAATCCTAGGTAAAGGAAATGCAGGTAAACCTGACATTAAAAAATACGCCGTAGAAAAGTGGGGAGATATATTCCCTGAACAAGATTACGCCGATGCTGCGTGTATCGCATTATGGGCCAAGGAGAAAACATAGATGAAGGAATATATAGATAAGTTACCTGAAGGTAAAACTGAAGCAGACATTAGAGCAGAGTACGGTAAGTTGGTTTGGTGCAGATTTACAGCCTGTACGTATAACCAAGAAGTAGAAGGCTTACAGAGGACTACAGGGACGATTCGCAAGAACCCTAGTTTCAAGCCAATAAATGAACAGACTGCCGTTTGGGATAGACTATGTACCCGCTCCCCTGAAATCGCTATAGACTTTGCAACCATCAAATCTACTACTGGGCTAAAAACAAAAGTTCCTTCCTGTTACGTATCCTCCTCTAGCTCTAAAGGAGAGCGACATGACTGGTCTAAGCTACTACAATCAGATGGCACCCCATACGGTGGCAGCACAGAGTCCAGAACACTTGAACACGACTGGGACAAGCATGGGGACTGGTATAATTAATTTTATGATTGGGGGTTTATATGCCTAAGACTATTCCTATTGAAGTTCGTGATAAAGCGTTAGAACTTTATATTCGTGATGACATGTCTGCAAAAGCTATTGCAGATGCCGTGTCTGCGGAATTTATGACAAGCGTTCGTACCCCAACGGTATATTCATGGGCTACTAAGTATGGATGGGATGATGCTAAAAAAACAGCGAAAAGCCAAGCGTTAGTGAAAGTAACTGAAGCTGAAGCATCAAGATTAGAGAGTGTTACGAAAGAGCACTTGGCACTATACACAAAAATCAGGACTAAAGCCAACCAAGACTTAGACACCGCTGTATTCGATACCGCTTTAGACGCAGTTAGAGCCGCTAAAATTGGAGCCGAAGGCGAATTAGAAATTCTTCAGGATATGATGAAAATGGAGTTTGTCCAACAGGTCATACAAATCCTAATGGAGGAAGTTAATGACGCTGATGTACTAACGGCTGTTGGAGAAAGACTGAGGGAACTCGTTGCCGATTCAGACTAAACGCTCCAATAAAGGACTATCATATAATGATGCGATCCTACAAATGGCTGACACGCTACAAGGTGTAGAACATCAAGCTAAGATAGGCTCGTTCTGGGAATTTGTGCGTGATATATGGTCACAATCATTCGAGAAACCAGAACTGTTTAATGCATGGCATGTAGGATTCTTAGCGGAAGATATAGAGGACGCTGTATCGCAAGGATTAAATTATTGTGCAATTCTACCAAGAGCACATTTTAAGTCTACGATTCTAGGGCATGCTTTCACAATGTGGCGTATGCTCACCCAAAAGAAAGACTTAAAGGTTTTATACCTATCTTATTCAGACACAATGGCGAAATACCATATTAATGAATTAAAGAAAGAAGTAAAACGTAATAAGGTTCTAATGAGTATGCTGATAGATAAAGCCCCGAAAGCAGATTATACCTTTCGAATGCAGTATGGAAATGCTAATATCGAAGTGGAGCGAGGTGGGCTATTCTCATTCAAACGTGGAATGCACCTAGATGGGGCTTTGATAGCAGACGACATCTTGAAAGACCCTGAAAACCCCCTGAATATTACACAGGTTTCTAAAGTCGAAGATCACTTCCTTACTGAAAGCATGTTCATACCTAATAAAGGAGCCCCTATCGTAGTAGTAGGTACACCTTTACTCCCAGATGATATATTAGCTAAATTAGCTAAGGATGAACGATTCAGGCACCGTAGGCTCCCAGTATTTGACCCTATCCCCGGACGGCGTGTGTTAGCCCCTGAGATATTCAACGAAAAAGAGTTACTGGTACACCAAAAAGCTAAACCAAAGTCATTTGCATCAGAATTCCTACTCGAACCTTTTTACAGTAGTGAGACATATTTCTCTGGGGACGACATAAATAAAATTGTTGACCCAAAGTTACGTAATTTACCTGCTCTAATTAGGCATAAATTTGATGAGAATACTGAGATTTTTGGTGGTTTTGATGTAGGTAAGAAAAGACACCCAAGTCATCTAGCACTTTTCCGTAGGAACAGGGGTAAAATTGAACAGATTCACTCCTCTTACCTAGAAGGGTGGAATTATACCGATCAAGTGGAGTACCTAAATGATGTTGCTGAAAACTTTAATGTAACTAGGGGTTATATAGATAATACACGAGGCGAGCTAGAAGATAGAGGACTGGTCAACGTGTGGTTCCCTCTGTCGTTCACTCAAAAATCTAAGGCAACTATGGCGGGAATAATGGAGGAGCTTATTTTAGGTGGGCGCACCGCCATGCTTAATGAACCTAGGCAAATTGCCCAGATGACGCAAGTTAATAATAATCTACAAGCTACCACTACTGTAGCTGGGCATGGTGACGCTTTCTTTAGTGTTGGGATGGCTTTACAGGCGGCTTACGAAACAGATTTATATGGTATGAAGGTTATCGGAAATCTCCAAGGATGGGTGGATGGCATTGAATCAAACAAGAGCGGTAAAGACCCGGTAAGAACGTGGCTAGAAAGGCTTGAAAGTCCAAAAGATGACGAGTATAATAAAGGAATGACCGATGCACAATACCCCTTAGAAGGTGCACCAAACCCTAATTGTAACAATCAGGGGTGTACCCCCAAAGCGTGGATAAAAGAAAATAATTTGTGCCTCATGTGTCTGCACAGGGGGGATAAACCCCTACTACTTTAAAGGAATGGAGAATTAAATGGTACAACTGTCGCCTCAAGCAGAAGTGATCGCACGAAAACGATATTATATGAAGAATGACAACGAAGAGGTGATAGAAGACGCTGGCATGATGTTTAAAAGGGTAGCAAAAGGTGTGGCTAAGGTAGAACCTTTGTACGGTAAGCACGACATAGACACCAAGTTAACGGTGAATGATTTTTACGACATTATGGCAGAGAATAAGTTTCTCCCAAACTCACCAACCCTAATGAACGCAGGTACTGAACAAGGTACCCTGTCTGCATGTTTCGTTCTCCCCCTTGAGGATAGTATGGAAGGAATCATGAAAGCAGCCCACGACACAGCTATGGTTCAAAAATTTGGTGGGGGTACAGGATTTGCATTATCAAACCTACGCCCAAGAGGGGACAGGATTAAAACAACTCACGGCATCTCATGTGGGCCTATTGAAGTCCTTAAAACCTTGTCAAGGGTGTCGTCTATGATTACCCAAGGTGGAAAACGTGACGGTGCTAATATGGCTGTTATGGATATCCACCACCCCGATATCCTAGAGTTTATTGACTGTAAAGCTGTTGAGGGGGAAATCCATAATTTTAATATTTCCGTTGGTGTAACTGATGATTTTATGAAGGCAGTTAAAGCAGGTATCAACTACCCCTTAATTAACCCACGAACAAAGGAAATTGTAGACGAGCTTGATGCCCGTGAGGTATTTGGTAAGATCGTTTCCGGTGCTTGGCGTAATGGAGAGCCGGGGATGATATTCCTAGATACGGTAAATAAAGACAATAAAGTTCAGCCTGAATACGGACGGATGATTGCGACTAATCCATGTGGGGAACAACCGCTGCTAGGTAATGAATCTTGCAACTTAGGGTCAATCAACTTGGCTGAATTCTTTACACATACATCTTTATCTTCCTCTACAGAACCTTCGATAGAGTGGCGGAACAATATAAATTGGTCTGGGTTGGAGCACACAATTAAAGTAGCTATTCGTTTCCTAGATAACGTAATTGATGCAAACGAGTACGCCACTAAAGATATTGAGACTATGACTAAAGCCACTCGTAAAATTGGTTTAGGGGTAATGGGGTTTGCTGACCTACTTATACAACTCAGAGTTTCTTATAATTCGGCGCAAGGTCGAGCTATAGGGGCAGCCTTAATGAACTTTATTCAAGAGCGATCTGATATAGCATCCCAAATTTTAGCTGAAGAGAGAGGTACTTTTCCAGCATGGATGAATTCAGATTTCGCCAAGGAAGATATGAAATTTAGGAATGCATGTAGGTTAACTGTGGCTCCCACAGGGACTATCTCTATGCTGGCTAACACCTCTAGTGGAATAGAGCCAACCTTTGCATTAGCATGGAAGAAAATGAATATACTGGAAGGTGAAACTCTCTACTACACCAATAAATATTTTGAGGAGGACGCTAAGAAATATGAGTTCTACTCTGATAATTTAATGGAACACATTTCTAGTGGTGGAGCACTACAGGAAAGAGATGATGTACCCGACTGGGTAAAGAGTGTTTACGTGACAGCCCCTGAGATTTCAGGGGAAGACCATGTACGTATGCAGGCAGCGTTCCAAGAATTCTGTGATTCAGGTATATCTAAAACTATTAACTTCCCTAACGACGCAAGTATCGAAGATGTTCATCTAGCTTATGTTCTTGCATGGGAAGAGGGCTGTAAGGGTGTAACCGTGTACAGGGCAGGGAGTAGGGATAAAGAAGTGCTGGTGATTGAAAATAAAACTGAGCAGGTAGATTTGTACTCAACTTGGGACGGGTCATCCAACGGAGATTACTCACTAGGGGAACCCCTCCTTTCTAAGTCATACAAAGATGGAAGGCAAGAAGCCGCTGTGGGGTTGATAACACCCGCATTGAATGGTACAATGGTTATTGCACAGGAAGCATGTTGCGATTCCCCGATCTTGGTGGAAGAAGGAGGATGCACAACCTGCCACAGTTGCGGGTGGTCAAAATGCCATATAGCGTAAGTATAATATGAGATAAGGAGAGTAGAATGGCAGAAATAGGTTCGACTTTAAGGCAGCAGAGTGCTCAGTACATAGCTAAACGAGATGCCTCAGGTACATGGCGCATCCTTAATGCATGGCATCACGACCTAGAAACGTTGGATGCAGACACAGACGAGATTCCTGATGATCATGTAGCTATGACCGTCCTCACTGAAGGAGCATTCGAAGCTGTAATAAAAGAAGCAACGGCTGAGGGAGTCTTGGACGGTATTCATATAAATGGTGTGGATGAAATAGAGTACTCTAAACTAGAAGAAGAGGTTGATGTTCTACGTGAGCAAAACCTTAACCTCCTAGAACAATTAGAGCAGATGGACAAAGTTCAATCTGAGGTACCTGCGATACCGTTATCTGAGTCAGGCCAACTTAGACAAAAAGGAATGGACAATATTCTTAAAATAATCGGTGTTGATGCTCAACAACCATTGGAGTAACGAATGAAGATAAATGATTTCGCACCTAAAGCAGCAAATGCGGCAAATACGTTAGCTGAGCTAGGTAACCAAATTGGGCAGTTCCACATGAGTAAGGGCGGTAGTAGTGATGACAGTACAGGGTCTCTACCACTACAAATTGGTATTGAGTCAATTGTTAACTCGTGGATTAGAAACCAAATGGCTTACCGAACTCAACTTGTCGGTGACTTAAATAAGATTGCCACACAAGTTCAAGAGATACGAGCACCCCTACAACATATCACATCTGAGGTTTTCCGAAGAGGAATTGTATGGGAACCTACAGTTAACAATCCAGATGAAAGTCAGCTAGACGAGATTAATAAGTTCATTGGAGATGCTAACAGGTTCCATAAAACCCTAGAAGAAGTTCTTCGCTTAGCCCACTTCGATTTAAACTCCATTGATGACGCTTTCATCCTACTGAACAAAAGCTATGTCGTTAAAGATGGGGAACTTGAACAGAAGCTGGTAGAAATTCGGCACTTAGACCCAGCAATCACAGACTTTGATCTTGATGCAAGGGGACTCCCTGAAAACTTCCACTGGTTCTGTCCTGCCCACCGCTTCAAAGTTGTTGAGAAGGATACCCCAACAGACGAAGAAAAGACAGCTTTGGTTTGCTCAGAGAAAGGCTGCGGTTTCCCACTAAGGCCAGCCATGTATAAGTATAGCCATAAGAATGCTATATACTATCTGTTAGACTCTGAAGTAATTCACCTGTCTAAGTTCTACCCGACCGACACATTTGGGTGGTCACCTATCCTAACCTTATTTGAAAAGGCATTAACCCTACTAGGAATGGATAAGAACCTTTACAGGTACTTCTTTGAGCGTAAAATGCCAGCAGCCATGTTAATGGTTTCCACAGACGACCCAGATTCCCTTAGGCGGGAACGGCAACAGTGGGAAGCAAAGACTAAGCAAGATACTAACTATATGCCTATGGTGGCAGTTTCCTCTAGGAATAACCGTGGTAGGGTAGACCTTGTTAGACTTTTCCACACTATGCAAGAAATGGATTATCTGCCAATAAGAAACGAAATCAGGGAGCGAGTGGCTTCTATGTGGGGCGTAACTCCTGCATGGCAGGGCGCACCAGAGGGTTTTGGGGGACTTACTACCCAAACAACTCAGCTTGTTGTTATGAGTAGGGTTGTAGAAGGTGACCAGCGCATCTTCCACGAAAGAGTATTCCCTAAGATTTTGGATAGCTTCGGCATAACCGATTGGAAGATGGTTCTTCCTACACCGGAAGAAAAAGCTGAGTCCACAAGAATATCTTTTGCCCTACAACGTACACAGTTAGCACAACAGCTTGCCGCACAGGGGTATGATGTTGAGTTGAAAGAACAGAACATTGATGCTGAAAACGTAGAATTTGTCGTGTCCGGTCAACAAGTGAATATGGCAAAGATGGGTGCAGAGTCGCAAGCATTGGCATTGATGCAGCAGGAACAACAGATGGAACAGCAGCAACAGATGCAGGAACAGGAGCAGCAAGGTGGAGGCGAAGAAGGCGGTGCTCCTCCGGGTGGCGCTCCTCCGGGTGGTGGAGGTGCACCTATGCAACTTTCACTAGCTTCAACACCTTGGACTCACCAGTTAGCTGAGATGGGTTACCCATTCCCAATAATTAAGAGTGTACAACCTGATGGAAGTAAAGTATGGTTCCAACATGGAGTTACTGATTACACAGCTACATTAAATATGGGCCAGCTTGGGCAAGTAGAGAAAGCTGTAATAAAGGCGTTCGTTCCACCAGAACCGGAAAAGAAAGCTCCCGTTACACCTTCTAACCCTGTTCAGAGAATAGATGAAGATACGGATGAGTAATCTTACTGATTATACAAACCATGTAAAACAACTGGTTAGGGGTGGAAACTTTAGGGAACTAATTGATACCTACGGTATAAACAGGCTCCCTCAATACAGTCCATCACCACCCATAGCTAAATCAGAACTTAGTACCTCAGAGGTCATGGAATTAGCGAAAACTAAGACCAACAACAGGAGGTTTGGGAGGCAGTTCGCTGGGCAAACACCCGACGGGAGCCAGAAAAACCCTACTGAGGAACGAGATGTAGATTCATGGGCTGATGCTCGCCAACGAAAAGCGGAGAATAGAGACTTTGGGTTACCCGAAGAAAATGATTTATCCACCCCAGCCCCAGCTACTCCAAATGTAGCAAAACCATCCCGTTCAAACAATCTTGTAGACCCTATGAAGATTGTGGCAGAAGAGGAACTATTTAAACCCGACATTAATTGGGAGGGGATTATACAAGATAAGATAAAACCTAAAGATAAACCCAAAACCCCAAAACAAATGAGTTATGCTGAGTTAGTTGCTCACCGTAAAGCGAACCCTGAAGAGCACCCAGAGATAGCTCTGGAGCACCTAGAAAAAGAAGGAACTGGTGGTCATGGAGCAGGTGACGGTGCAGGAGCGCAAGTGGCAAATGGTAGCGGAGGGTTATCTTCAGGGGGAACAGCACACGTATCTACTAACGCAGGTATCTTTACCCCTACACATGGTGGGAGTAAAGGCAGGAAAATAAAAATAAAGAATGCTAAGGACGGGTCTCATGCAGTAGGGGAGGAAAACTTTAATAAACGAGGTACGCAAATCGGGGCACTCACAGAATATGTAGAGCGAAACAGTTCCTTAACTTTGGAGGACTTGACAAAAGCAAAAGCTCCCTATTATAATAGAGACGTGCAAGGATTAAATACCGGCACGATAAGAGATCAGAAAAGCCAAAAGAAACAATCTAAACAGAATAACATGGCAGGTAACAAAAGGAATAGCATATGGAGGAATCCGTAGAATATTGTGATGTGTGTGAGGATGCAGTGGAAGAACTTTCTTCCTATTGTGGTTCATGTAACCAAAGTATGTGTTATGATTGTGTAGGATGGTGTTGCGATAACCCGTCTGAGTAAAGGAGAGCAAAGATGAGCAAAGGTATGTATTCAATCCCAGAAGGTGCGAAACGGGACATATTAGGGTGGCGAGTAAAAGGTATGGGCTGGACAGCTATTGCCCGACAGCTTGATGATGAGTATGGTGTCACCCTCCACAGAAGCACTATACAGCGATGGTACGCAGAGCACGGTGAAGATTACGAATATCTATCCTCAGAGAGATTTACAAGTCATCATTCTGAAGATGAAGATGAAGACGATCTATTCCTAGACGCAAAGCTAAAGTTGGATAAGAAGATCGCCTCGGTAGAAGCGGACATGAAGATGTACCGAACGCTCTACAAGAAAGCCATTACACTTAGTGGTAACAATGATTTAATTTTAGATGCAATACAGGAATTCACCCCTGCCCTTACCCCTCAGATTCGTCAGGGAGAGAAGAGCCGAACCAAGGCTTTCCGCTCAAAGAACTTTGGGTCAAAGCCTCAGGTAATGATAGCCCCACTTACAGATACTCACGTAGGAGATAATGTAAAGAAAGAGCAAAACCTAAACCTTAATGAATATGATATAGACTTGTTCAGTAAGCGTATGTGGGGTTGGGCTAACCAAGTTCTTAATCTTGCGGAGTACAGGCGCAATAGCTGCGATGTGGATGAGCTAGTTATCCCTATGCTTGGTGACATGATTTCAGGGGATATCCACGAAGAACTCGCTCGAACTAACATAGATAACTGTATGATGCAGATGATTATAGGGGCTTACGTTATATCCCAATCCATCGCATTCCTCTCCCCACATTTCGATAATATCAAGATAAAAGCTGTTGTTGGGAATCATGGGCGGATGACACGAAAGATACCATCAAAGGACAGGTACATGGATTGGGACTACATGTTGTACCAGTGGGTAGGGGTATTCCTACGAAACCATAAGAATATAGATATAGCTATCCCTAAATCTTTCAGCCATGTCTTTGAGGTAGCAGGTAGAAGAATTCTTATAATGCATGGAGACAGCATTGCTGGTGGTGGGGCACAAACCTCTATAAAGAGGGCGGTAGCTAACCTGCGGGAAGTAATGCAGTACAATAATATAGCAGTCACTGACAACTCCTTTGAGAGTTATGATTCCTTTGACGATGTGCTGATAGGTCACTTCCACAGGGTAGATGAGATGGACATTGGCACAGGTAGTTTGCATATTTGTGGGACTCCTAAAGGTGGAGATGAGTATGTGATAAGCAGGCTTCACCTTATAAGTAGACCTAAACAAATCGTGTTGTATTACCATCCTGAATACGGGCAGGTAGGGAAAGAAGTTATTTATTTAGATAGGTACGACTCTACAGTATCAGGGTTTGACACTGAACTCCCACCTGAATGGGCAAAAATACTCCCTAACTAAGTATAATTAAGTGATAGGAGTACAATGGCACAAAAATCTATTTTGGAAACAGTAAGTAATGCTATTCCTGCGTGGCTTCAACATATACAGGGTAAGATACAGACCGACTATGCGTCGGCAACAGGTACCCAACTAGAAGAAATCACAATTGTTGGGGGCTCAGGAAGTACAAATCTGAGTTTCAGTACCCCCGATAGGAAGAAAATGACAGGAATTGAAACCCAAGAAGAAGACGTATGGGTTCCTGCAACAACATTTGCAACTAAAGATAAAGATGGTAGGCCGACTATGCGAAAGCGAAAGGCTCACAAGCGTAAGAAGAAAACAGAAGTTAAAACTGAAGAAAGTTCTTCCCCTAGAGCAGACAGTAAACCATCACAAACTGGGAGTGATCAGTGGGTTGTACAGAAAATCATTGATTACCACTTTAAAAAAGATTTTGGCGACTTCCTAATAAAACATTTAGCATCAGCAGGCTTTGAAGAATTGAAGAGGGTAAAATAATGGATAATGGGGCTACAGCAGGGCAGGAAATCGCATGGGTGTCAGCACGGCACAGTCGAATGGTTGGGGCAGTACTTGATCAACTAGAAGCAGCGGTACCTGAGGGGGCGCAATGTGATAAGCTAAAAAAGCTTATACAAGTCCCACTATATAATTTTCGGCAGGAGGTATATGAACTTATTACAGGTAAAATAGATTTGACACCTGAGGAATAGTACTATAAAGTGCTAAAAACTAAATATGTCATAGTATAATAAAAGCGAAGGTTTATATTAACCTTCGTTTTTTTCGTTTCCACTGGGAAACGTTTTACATCCATGTAAAATAAGTAATGGAATGGACTGGATTTAGGTTGGGGACACCCACCCTCATTAGGAGGATTTATTTTATGGAGAACGACATCGCTCAATCTATTGAGAAACATATGGAAGGAACTAATCTAGGGCTAGCAGCCTTAGCAGAAGTTCTTGCCAAGATGGATGCAAGGCTAAGCGAGGACGAGGAAGATGCTTACGAAGAGCAGCTTCAATTAGAAGAGTACTCAGCCCGAACAGAACTGGTGAAAGAAATTGCCGGTGAGGTATTTGAAGTTCTAAAGGCTGAAGGTGCGGGTATTGGAATAGGCGACTCAAAAACCACTAACAAAGCTGAAAAGGGAAACCTTAAAGGCGGAGCAGATTCGGATGATAGTTCAAAGACTGTCTCCCCAGACTCGTCAACTGCTACGGCAGGACGACCAACTGAGTCTCCGACTGGAAGCTCTTTAGATCACGGCACAGCCGGTGGTTCACAACTGAACACGACCTCCCAAAAAGGCGAAGAGCCTTGGGAAGAAGAAGAAGATGACGAGGATGATGAACGCAAACAACTGCGAAGCCTGAAGAAAGAACTGGACGAACTAAAGTCTAGTATCAATGATCAGGTAACTGACGGTGTTGCGTCTCGTCTCAACAAGTCTGGTTTCAAGGAAGCAAATACCTTGAAAGCTCCGACGTTGATTAACTTGGGTGCTGGCGACCAACCTCTTCAAAAGGGTTCAGTCCAGACACAGGAAGACCTTCTCGACATCCTCGTAAAAATGGACGATAAAGAAGTTCGAAGGCTTGAAGGAAAAGTAATGGCAGGAGACTATGATGGTGTCCCACATGAAATCCTACAGAGCTTTGGAATTAGTGGATAACTAAGGAGAATATAGTAAATGAGTAACATTTCAATTGCTGAATATCTTTCCCAAGTAAATCGTAGTGCAAATGCTAGTGTCCTTGGAGAGAACCCTCTATTAAAGAAGGCTTTCACAGGTACTGCTTATGGTGTTGACGGTGGTGCAAATACCTCCGGTAACATCTTTACTACGACTTATGGACGTAAGGTATGGCAAGCACTAAACAACCAGACACGCTTCTGGAACGCCATTCCCCATGCTACATGGGGCAATACGGCTGGTTGGCGTGTCAGGACAGACCGTGGTACGGGTCGATCCCGCCCGGTAACTGAGCTTGGCACACTGCCAACACCTGACGTTTCCGATTTGCAGTTAGTCTCAGGACTACCTAAGATCGTTGCAACGACATTCGCATCGTCCGTCAAGGCGATGTACACTGCTCAGCTTGAGGGTGGTATTGGTGACATTCTGGCGACTGAGAACGAACATTCTCAGCGTGACCACGTAAAGGAACTCCAACAGGAGACTCTCCGAATGCGATGGGCCAGAATTGTTTCTGCCACTAACTCAACTAACGCAGTGGTGACGGTTATTACCCCACGAGGTAATAACTTCCAAATTGGCGACCAATGTTTGATTTATGACCAGAGCGCAAACGGTAACGAAGGTACAGCCACTGGTAGCGACACTCCACTTACGGTGGATGCCACTACAGCTACTACTGTAACATTCACTGGACAGGTATTCGGTGAAGACCCTGTTGCGGGTGACATTTTGTTTGTCACTGGTTCAGGTAACAACGGTATCACATCTATCGACTCTATTGTTGAGCAAGATGGACGTGTACTTTCAACTGTTGGTGGCGACGCTGCCTCAAACATACCAGTATATGACCTCACTCAGGATGGTCGAACTGCTGGAACATGGAACGCTGCTGCTACTGTTTCTAACAATGGTGGTACAGCCCGTGACCTCACGCTAGAGACCTTGAATTCTTCAATTCAGGCTGTACGTGAAAACGGTGGTGAGCCTAAGCTCATCGTAACCGGACATGACCAGTACTTCAAACTTGAAGAACTCCTCCAGACCCAGCAACGCTTCATGGGTGTTGAAACCTATCAGGTGAACGTTGGTTCAGAGAAGACTTTCGCAGGTACTAGGACTGGTATGGAACTCTCGACATACATGGGAATCCCGATCCTCCCTGACGCTGATGCACCTAAAGGTGCTGACAACGCCGGTGTGGAAATTGGTTCCAACGTATTCGTACTAGACACGGACTATCTTGAAGTTGCGGTAGCACAGCCTACGCAATACATCGAGAACCGTGACTTCTTCGCTGTGGACGCTTTGGCGGTCAGGGGACTGTTCTACACAATGGCAGAACTCCGATGCTACAGCTTCTTCCACCAAGCTAAGATAACTGACCTGACTGCGTAATAACAGTTAGTTAGTAAATTACAGGCCGGGGATTGGGAGCAATCCCGCCCCGGCTTACTTTTTAGGCTATATGATAAGATAGGAGGCGAAAGCCATGGCCTTGACAATTACAGTTCCGGATGCTGGTAGAACAGTAATAGGGAACAAAAGACTTGTGTTTGGTACAATTGCGTTTGATTCTTCTTACCCAACAGGAGGTGAAGCTTTAACGGCTACAAACCTTGGGTTGGATAAGATTGATCATATCACGTTTACCTCAGATATAGTACAGTGTTATTGGGCTTCTGATTTGCTATTAGCATATTATGGAGACAATGATAACGCTGCGGACGCTGAGTTTGCTCAGGTAGCAAATACTGATAATATCAGTGCAGCTAACGTGCAGTTCTTTGCTATAGGACGATAACTAAACTAGAACTCTGTATAGAAAGAAGCTCATCAGTAAATGATGGGCTTTTTTTGTTAGGAAGTCTTGTCAGACTGAGTATAATAAGCGTGAGGACAACATTAGAATCAACCATATAAGTTGGAGGAAATCAGGTGGAAAGCAGCACAGACGGGCCTGATGAGAGCATTATAGATGTTACGGAGCCTATTGAAAAACCAAAAGATGAAGGCAAGGATGTAACCCTCACTGGTCAACAGCTAATAACATTGTTGATCTTCTTCCCGATTGTGGTAGTTTGGCTACTATTAGCAGGGAGAATTATTTGGAGTGCAACAAGTAACCCAGAAACTCTAGACAATATAGAGCCACTACTGCTAGCTTTAGCAGTTCTTTCCATTCCAGTCAGTGGTGGGTTGGCTGAAATCTTAAAAGCATATGCTTCGGGGGATAAAAAATGAAACTAGTAATAAAGAATAAAAAGATTAGGTTACCTAAACTTAGGGTTCCTAAGCTGCATATTGATGTTGGAATACCTAGTTTAGACCTTGCTATTCCAAAAGTGATTACCAATGTAAGTATTGGGGGTCATTTCAAGAAGATGGCAGGAATCAGCATGTCTGTCGCTGCCTTGGTTATCGTAGGAGCAATTGGTTTTGCTGCTATCGGTGTAGAACAGGCTAAACAATTCCCTATGGCTGCGGAGTATACCGTAGCATCAGGAGATAAATATGTTGGCATCGGCACGGATATCAAAGGTAGTGATGCTGCTGATACCCAGACACTGAAGCTAAACATT